CTGGTATCCGTTACCGGATGTCTTGCCGGAAGATGTTAAGACACACATACTCGAGTATGTATTCGATCCCTTAAGAGATCCATGGTAGTCATAAAATAGAAAAGATGTATAAACGACGAGCATACGCATCCGGTGGAGGCGGAAAACGCCGTAAGGTTGTCCGAAAGACAACACCACGTTACCGGCGAGTAGTGACGCGTCGGAAAACGCGAAGGGTATCAAAGATGACCCGAATCAAGGCAGCCGGCATGAAGCCTGATCGGAGTATACCCATCAAGAGATACGAGATCGATTCGGATAACAACATGCAACTGAAAAACACAAGGCAGTTGTATCAAGGGAATTTGATTTACATTCCACTACAGACATCAGCGGATGAACTTGACAAACGTGACACTAGTCGTGTCACAGTAGCAGGAGTGCGACTTAACTGGTTCTGGCGTATGCCTTTACTACAAAGCGTTCCGCTGTGGGTTAACATCGCAATTGTTATACCACGTAATGCACTGGTAGTTGATGAAACAGCATTGTTTAGGGCGTATAGTGGAGAAAGAGAACAAGACTTTGCGATCGCACAAAGTTGGTGGAGATTTAACTTTCCCATCAACAAAGACAGGTATGAAGTCATTATGCACAAGAGGTTCATGTTGGCACCCAATAGTCACTTGAACGGAAATGTCACAGATGTTGTGCCTAATTCAAAGAGCATTCATCACATGAAGATATATCAAAAGATTAATCGTCAATTTACTTACGACGATAGTGTCGGTGGCGAACCACGACAGGCGGCACCAATTGTAATTCATTGGTACGACGCATTAGGGGCTGCAGCCTTTTCGGCTATAGCCATTAACAAAGTTGAGCTTACGCGCAGTACTGTTGTTTATTATAAAGAGGATTAATTATTTAAGCTCGATCATTACATAACGATCGCTAGAGAGCAAAATCATATTTGGCTCTTGATTCATCATAACAACCACGTGTACTTTACCAAGATACTTGGTGTGCGATTCATATTTAGGGGAAAAGACCATCCCGTCTTTAACAGACTCAATAAAAGAATATAGATAATCCATTTGGTCCGAAGCAACACTTCGTGTAACGTTCAGAAATAGAACCCGGATGTGGGATTTAAGAGCATAGGCCATGTCTGCCTTCTTACCCGGCTCCATATACTGTGCATCAGAATGCATCTTTACGTATTGTTTGGCAAACCAAGTTTTGCCGTGGTTGCCGGGTTTGTCGACGACGAAAATGATTTTACGGTCATCAGCGGGGAGTTCGAGGGTTGCCTTAAGGTCTGACTGCCACTCGTAGAGCTCGTGGAGGTCATGCTGAATATCGTCCTGGTCGGCGATAATGTCGTAGCACCAACGAGGGTACTTTGCAACAACTTCGGGGAAGTCGATGCGGGCGGCGGCATGGTCTCGGAGACCGTTTGCAACCGCTTCCTTAAAGGCTTCGAGATCACTGCGTTTGCCGGAAACAGGATCATCTGGGATTTGTCCAAACTCTTTGAACGAGTTAGGGACGGAGCCTTCTTCTTTGGAGCAGTAGGTTCGATTAGAGGATGGAGACCCGTTTGAACGTACCGCGTGAACAGTTGTTGATCTGAGAGCCTTTTTGACGCCTGCGAGTCTAATTGTTTTAACGAAGACAACGTAGCCTTGGAGATGGAGAATGCCAGTCGTCGGGGCATTTTCTTGTTGGAAACATAGGTATGACGCCCTACCGTCTTCGACGGCTGTGCACCAAGAGGAGATGTCATCTTCTGAGGGATTGTGAAGAGTGAGAGTCCAGAAGCGAGTTCGAGACATTTTAAGATTATGGAAATGGAAAGGAGGTATGGTAACACTAGACATACCTCATTCACTGATTTCCACCCGGAGGGAGGCCAGACGTTGCGCCAGGGTCGCCAGTAGGAGCAGCTATCGCCGACTAAAAAGAAATCTTATTTCTAACTCCTGTCGCGCGTACTGTTGAGTCATGCGGCTTGGCGGCATGTTTAGATCGTAAGGAACACAAAAGAATTCCACGGGGGTAATGCGCTGTGGGTTCATTTTCGCGCATAAGAGATGTCGGACATGACTATCGTCACTTATTTAATTATGGTTGATTGGCAGCAGTATTTTAAATACTGGTATCCGTTACCGGATGTCTTGCCGGAAGATGTTAAGACACACATACTCGAGTATGTATTCGATCCCTTAAGAGATCCATGGTAGTCATAAAATAGAAAAGATGTATAAACGACGAGC